CCATCGAAGGCTGGGCTGGCGACACCATCCGTCCCCGAACTTGGCAAGAATGTCGAGACTTCGCCGTCTTCATTGGCGGGCCCAATCCCGCCCTTCGCGAAGATCAGGTTTATAGCCAAGCGCACTTCGATGCCGTTTGTGAACAGTTTGGCGACCCGGCAGCGCTCGATAAATACCAGACCGTCTTTATCGATAGCATCACGGTTGCAGGACGGCTTTGCTTCCAGTGGTGCAAGGGGCAACCGCAAGCCCTCTCCGAGCGCACCGGCAAGCCTGATATGCGCGGCGCTTACGGTCTGCATGGCCAGGAGATGATCGCCTGGCTAACCCATCTCCAACATACGCGCGGCAAGAACGTCTGGTTCGTCGGGATCCTCGACGAGAAGCTTGATGATTTTAATCGCAAGACCTTCGTCCCCCAGATCGACGGCTCGAAAACCGGCAATGAACTGCCCGGCATCGTCGATGAGGTCATCGCCATGGCTGAGGTCAGCCCTGATGGCAGTGATCCGTTCCGGGCATTCGTTTGCCACACCCTGAACCCTTTCGGTTTTCCGGCCAAAGACCGCAGTGGTCGGCTGGACCAAATCGAAGAGCCGCATCTGGGCCGCCTAATGGAAAAGATCAGTGGCCCCGTCAAACCCGCAAGCGAACGCTTGGCTTTTGGTCGTCCGCCGACACCCGAACCCGCTGCCAATGAAAAAACCCCAGAAGAAAATGAAGGAGCATCCTGACCATGACCGGTTCCTGGAACGACTTTAACGACGCTGAATTTCAGACGTCGTACGACCTCATCCCCAAAGGCACCATTGCGCCTGTCCGATTGACCATTAAGCCTGGCGGCTATGATGACCCAGCCCAAGGCTGGACCGGTGGTTATGCGACCCGCAACGAAACCTCGGGCTCTGTCTATCTGAACGCTGAGTTCGTCATCACCGAAGGCGCTTACGCCAAGCGTAAGATCTGGAGCCTGATTGGCCTTTTGAGCCTCAAGGGTCCGGAGTGGGCCAATATGGGACGCTCGTTTGTGCGTGGCATTCTGAACTCTGCCCGTGGCCTGTCTGACAAGGACAACTCGCCTGAAGCTTTAGCCGCGCGTCGCATCAATGGTTTCACCGACATCGATGGCATCGAATTTCTGGCAAAGATCGATGTGGGCAAAGACGCCAATGGGGATGCCAAGAACGAGATCCGCTTTGCTGTCACACCCAATCAAAAGGAATGGGATTCGTACGTGCAATCCGGTGGGGTTTGGCGTCCAGGGGGAAGTCCGAACCAGACCACCCCTGCGCCCCAGTCCATGCCCGCGACTGCCACACCGGCTGCGACAGCCCAATCCACTCCCAACCGCCCGTCGTGGGCGCAATAGGTGGTTAAGCACATGCCTATGCCCGCCATAGATATGAGGGATCGGAAGTTTGGAAAACTGTTCGTGTTGAGCCGCTTCGGCGGTTCTCCACGACCAAAATGGCTCTGCAAGTGTGACTGCGGGAAACTCACGATCAAAGATGGAGCGAAATTAAGACGAGGTGGCGTCAAAAGCTGTGGCTGCTCAACATCCGAGTTCATTTCTGAAGCGCGAACTGTGCACGGAATGACAGGGACCCGTCTTGAAAACATACGGCGGGGAATGATTGCTCGTTGCTACCGCGAATATAGGCCGGACTATCCACGATATGGCGGGCGGGGCATTTCAATATGCCAACCTTGGCTCAATGATCCGGCCTCCTTTTACAAGTGGGCATTAGCCAACGGCTACCAAGATAACCTCTCTATCGATCGAATAGATTCAAACGGAAATTACGAGCCGGAAAACTGCCGATGGATACCGCTCTCTGAAAATGTTGCCAAAGCAAACAGAAATCGGAGGGCCGCATGAGTCATGAGCAAGATATCTCTGCGAGAACGCCTGTGGCACCCGCGTGGAAAACTCTGCGGTATCTGTCGACGACCCACCCGGGGCTTTGGTTGGTTCAACCGTCATGCGCCAAAGCAAAAGCGCCAATCGATCTGGTTCTGCTCCATGAGCTGTCAGGGCTACTGGTCGCGTTTGGCGAAGGAGCGTTTGGGCATGGTTGATCTCACCGAACAAGAACAGGACGCCATTCGCGCTGCCATGAAGATGGTTGCTGAAAGCATGGAAGAGATCGGCTGGGAGACCCGTCTGATTGAGCTTTCGGAAGCGCAGGTTCTCACCCTCATTGAAGTCGCCGTTGGCGGCTTCCAGGACGCCATGTTCGACATGGCCAAAAACGACGATACGGAGATCCCATTTTGATGTTGGATTACAATCACTCGGCCACCATCGCCGATCAGATCAATGCGCTCATTGACGAGGCTTTGGTTACTGAGAACCAAGGGAGGCCATCTCGCGACTACCTTGGTGGATCCCGCCTTGGTGTGGCTTTCGAGCGCGCCTTGCAATTTGAATATGCGGACGCGCCAAAGGACGAAGGCCGGGACTTTGATGGCCAGACCCTTCGCATCTTTGCCGCTGGTCATCTGTTTGAAGATTTAGCCATCGACTGGCTACGTAAAGCCGGGTTCGAACTCTACACCACCAAGGGCAACAAACCCGGCGGTGAGCAGTTTGGTTTCTCGGTCGCAAATGGGCGTATCCGGGGCCATGTGGACGGCATCTTAGATGGTGGTCCTGGGTTGCCCGGTTTTCCAGCGCTCTGGGAATGCAAGTCGCTCAACAACAAATCCTGGAACGATACCGTTAAACGAGGCGTGACGGTTTCCAAGCCGATCTATGCCGCCCAGGTCGCGACCTATCAGGCCTACATGGAAGCCTCGGTGCCAGGAATATCGAAGAACCCGGCGCTGTTCACTGCCATCAACAAAGACACGGCGGAACTCCATCACGAGTTGGTGCCCTTTGATGGTGGGCTTGCCCAGTCTTCAAGCGACAAGGCCGTTCGTATTATCCAAGCAACTGAAGCTGGTGAGCTGTTGCCGCGTATCGCCCAGTCCGCAGATTTCTTTGAATGCAAATTCTGCTCATGGTCCGATCGCTGTTGGGGAACTGAGCATGGCTGACACTCCCCAAGATGAAGACAATGTCATCGCCTTGGATCGATGGCGGGACTTCAACGATGCAGAACCTCAGAACCCAGACGCCGTTTATGTGCGCGATTTCTCGGAGACCACCGAGGAGATTAAGGCGCGGATGGTCTTCAATATCCGGGGTGTGCTTTCGTACTTGCTTCCAGGCGGCGTTTATCGCGCCGGTAAGTTTGTGGCGGGCGATGTGCGCGGCAATCGAGGTGATAGCCTATCGGTCGAGCTCACTGGCCCAAAGGCTGGCATGTGGCATGACTTCGCGACTGGCGAAGGGGGCGACATCATCGCCCTTTGGGCTGCCGTCAGCGGGCATGATACCCGCAGCGATTTTCCGGCCATCATGGAAGACATTCGGGGATGGCTCGATGGCTATACGCGGACCTATCACGACACCAGACCCAATAAGTCCAAATCGCCGCCTCTTGATGAGTTGGGCCCCGTAACGGCGAAATGGGACTACCGAGATGGTGACGGCAATCTGATCGCCAATGTCTATCGCTATGACCCTCCCGGCGGAAAGCAGTTCCGTCCGTGGGATGTGATCAACCGCAAGACCCAAGCCCCGGATCCACGACCGCTTTACAACCAGCCCGGCATTAAGGCCGCCCATGACGTTGTTCTGGTCGAAGGCGAGAAGTCTGCTCAGGCGTTGATCGATGTTGGTGTCTGCGCGACGACGGCTATGAACGGCGCGAAGGCCCCTATTGAGAAGACCGATTGGTCACCGCTCAAAGGTAAACGGGTTCTGGTCTGGCCGGATAAGGATGGCCCAGGCTGGCAATACGCCATGTCGGCGTCTCAGGCCATCTTGGTTTCGGGTGCGATCTCTGTGTCTGTTTTGCTGCCTCCTGACGACAAGCCCGACAAATGGGATGCGGCGGACGCGGTTGACGATAGATTGGACGTCGTCGAATTCATAAAGACCGCGCCAACCCAAAGTGTCTTTGCCTCCGTCCGAGCCGTA